AGACGGATAAATGGATTTACAAAGTATGTTGATGCCATAGTACCTCAGACAAGTGCATCAACTGAAGAAGTACTCATGGTTGCAACGTTCGGATCAAGTGTTATGGCCGCACGTGGTGAGAAGATATTTAGTGCGACTCCCGGTGGATCAAGTTGGACAGAGCGAGATACTGGTCGAACTAATGCAAGTACATATACTTTCGAGAGATTTAACTTCGACAATAATGACAAGATAATTGTTGCAGATGGAAATAACGCACCCACAGTGTTTAATACATCATTTACAGCAACAGATGTAAGTGATGCTTCAGTAGCAGGAGCTAAGTTCGTAGCTTCTTTTAGAGACCATATGTTTTATGCAGGTATGTCTGGTACACCACAAGAGATGGTTTTTAGTAAACCGTTTGATGAAGATAACTTTTCTAGTGGTTCGGGTGCAGGTAGCATTGCAGTTGACGATACGATAACAGGTCTCAAGGTTTTCCGTGATAACTTAATTATATTCTGTGAGAATCGTATATTCAAACTGGCAGGCTCATCTGTATCTGATTTTGCAGTACAAGACATAACTCGAAACATTGGGTGTCCGAATGGACAAACAATTCAAGAATTTGCAGGTGATCTTATCTTCTTAGGTCCTGATGGACTACGTACCATTGCAGGTACTGCAAGAATCGGTGACGTGGAGTTGGGTACAATTAGTTCAAATGTACAACCATTGTTCCTTGATAACATATCATCTTCAACTAAATTTACATCAATTGTAATACCCGACAAAACTCAATACCGAATATTCTTTACGAAGACAGGTGTAGTAGAAACAGCAACAAAAGGTGTTATGTGTGTTCTTAAAGGACAACAATTTGAGTTTGGAGAGTTAAGGGGTATCAGACCTACATGTACTGATACATTTGTAGATACGGGAGATGTTATTCCTTTACATGGATCAGGAGATGGCTATGTGTACAGGCAAGAGTCTGGTGATGATTTTAACGGAGTCGCTATAAACGGAAGATACCGTAGTCCAGACATATCTATGAATGATCCGGGAATACGAAAGTATATGCAAAGAGTTATATTGAATTACGCACCTGAGTCTTCTATAGATGCTGATTTATTCTTAAGATATGATTATGAAGATTCTAATTCAGCTAGACCTGCGGCATACCCTTTAGATTCAAATAACGTGATAGCTATATATGGTACATCATTATATAATACAGCAACATATGGAGGTACAACACAACCTCTTGTAAGACAGGCAGTTGAAGGTTCAGGTTTTGCTGTAGCCTTAAAGATACAAGATGGGGGTACGACTGCACCTTACTCACTTAAAGGATTTCAATTAGAATATCAACTAGGAGCAAGAAGATAAATGGGAGAAACTTATACAAGACAATCTTCTTATGCTGATGGAGACGTAATAACCGCAGCTCATACTAATGATGAGTTCAATCAGTTATTAGCTGCCTTCGCTGCAAGTACAGGACATACCCATGATGGTACGACTGCTGAAGGTGGTCCTATCACTAAGATGCTTGGCACATCTCTTACACTAGGAGATGGTACAGCAGGTACAGATATTACAGTTACATTTGATGGTGAATCAAATGATGGTGTCCTTAAATGGATGGAAGATGAGGATTATTTTGAGTTCAGTGATGACATACTTGTTGCTTCTACAGAGAAGTTACAATTCAGAGACACAGCTATATACATCAATTCAAGTGCCGATGGACAACTTGACATTGTTGCCGACACAGAAGTCCAAATAGCTGCACCAACAATTGACATAAATGGTGATGCAGATGTATCAGGTACACTAACATATGGTAGCTTATCTGATGGCTCTATAACTATTACAGCATTTGTAGATGAAGATAACATGGCATCTGACAGTGCTACTCTTGTACCTACACAGCAGTCTGTAAAGGCATATGTAGATGCACAGGTAACTGCTCAAGACCTAGACTTCCAAGCAGATAGTGGTGGTGCATTAAACATAGACTTAGATAGTGAGACACTTACTCTCACAGGTGGTACAGGTATTGATACAAGTGGTAGTGGTAACGCTGTTACCTTTGCAATAGATTCCACTGTAGCCACTCTAACAGGTACACAAACATTTACAAATAAGACACTCACAAGTGCTGTACTAAATGGAACAATATCAGGTACATCAATTAAAGATGAAGATGATATGTCTTCTGATTCTGCTAGTCACTTAGCTAGTCAGCAATCAATCAAAGCATATGTAGACTCACAGGTTACTGCACAGGACTTAGACTTTCAGGGTGACTCAGGTGGAGCATTAAGCATTGACTTAGACAGCGAAACTTTAGACATTGCAGGTGGTACAGGTATTGATACTTCAGGCTCAGGCAATACACTTACTGTAGCTATTGACAGTACAGTTGCTACACTTACAGGTACACAGACACTCACAAACAAAACACTTACTACTCCTGTCATAAGTAGTATTAGCAATACAGGTACTATTACATTACCTACATCTAGTGATACACTTGTAGGTAGAGCTACTACTGACACATTAACTAACAAGACTATTGATGCAGACAATAACACAGTATCTAACATTGAGGTAGATAACTTCAAAGGCACAGCCATTGTAACTGAATCAGAAGGTATTGGGTCTAGTGACAATGATACATCCTTACCTACATCAGCAGCTGTTAAGGATTACGTAGATACACAAATCACTGCCGAAGATTTAGATATTACAACAGATAGTGGTACAATTGCAATTGACCTTGATAGTGAAACATTAACTGTTGCAGGAACATCTAATGAGATTGAGACAAGTGCAACAGGTAATATAGTAACAATTGGGCTACCAAACTCTGTTACTATAAGTGGTACTTCAACAGCTACTACATTTAGTGGCGACTTAAATGGTACAATTAATACTGCTACTACAGCTACTACACAAACAGCAGGAACAAATAATACATTAGTTGCTACCACAGCCTTTGCTGTTACGGAAGCAAATAACTCAGCAGTAGCAATGGCAATTGCTTTAGGTTAAATAAAGGAAAAGGAAATGGCAAACGCATTTTTATCAGAAACTGATACAGGAATTGGTACATCACCTGCTACTATACTAACATGTGGTGCTTCAACTGAAACTACCATTATTGGTCTTAGTATCTCCAACATAGTCACTAGCCAAATCACTGTAGATGTACAGCTTGATGCTTCAGGTCGTACTAGTGGTGCAGAAGACAGTGTGTACTTAGTTAAAGCTGCACCTATACCTGCAGGTGGTTCATTGGTAGTTGTAGGTGGAGACCAAAAGGTTGTACTAGAACCGGGTGATGCAGTTAAAGTTACATCTAGTCAAGCATCTTCTGCTGACGTTGTTTTAAGTCATCTTGATATTACATAAGGGGTAGCGTATGACATACGTAGGAAAAAAACCTGCCAGTATAATTGCAACTGCTGTTGATACCACTACAGGTACGTTTAGTGGTGACCTAACAGTAGACACAAACACACTTTATGTAGACTCAGCTAACAATAGGGTTGGTGTAGGAACTGTAAGTCCTGCTAATACTTTGTCAGTAGAAGGTTCAGGTACTGGACTAAATATAAATAGTACTAATGATGAAGTTAAAAAGATTGTTTTTGAAAATAGTGGCACTACTACTGGCTACATAGGAAGCAGTTCATCATCACCTATACGACTTTTAGATGGGTCAGCTAATGAACGCATGAGAATAGACAGCAGTGGTAACTTGTTGGTGGGTAAAACTAGCAGTGGCATTGCTACAGCAGGTATTGAACTAAGGTCAAATGATGATGTACTTATTACAAGCAATGGTTCTCAAGCCTTATATCTCAATAGATTAAGTTCAGATGGTTCTATTGTAGAGTTTAGACAAGCAGGCACTACTAAAGGAAGTATTGGTGTTAACACTAAATTATACATAGGTGGCTCTGGTGAAACACACACAACTGGTGTTTCGTTTCAGGGTTCAGGTACATCTACAAATAGAAACATATCACCTTCTGATGGAAGTGGTTCATTAGTAGATGGTGCAATAAATTTAGGGTCAAGTTCTTCTCGTTGGAATAGTTTGTGGCTATCAGGTGGTGCATACATAGGTGGCACTGGTTCAGCTAATTATCTTGATGACTATGAAGAGGGAACTTTTACTCCTACATGGAATGGTTATACTACTTTAGCTTCAACCTCTGGAAAATATGTAAAGGTAGGAAATCAAGTTACAGTGTATGCTAAATTAGTTACTGGTACAGATACAGATAGTTCTGCTGTAGGAATAAATAATTTACCATTTACAATAACAGGAGATTTAGGTGGTGGTTCAGTTTTCCATAACAACGTTAATTTTCGTGACCAACACTGGGTAACTGCTTTTAATTCAAATTCAACAAGTTGTTATTTGTATGGTGAAAATGGTGGGGCAGATTCAACAGTTAGATATAATGGCACTAATCCACAATTAGGTGGTTCAGCTACATTAATATGGGTACTACATTATCAAACATTTTAGGAGTAAAAAATGGCAATAACAAAAGAAGAAGTAATTGAAAAAATTGAAGTAGTAGGTGTTAATAAATGTCTTCAAGTAGCTACAGATGTAGTTATAAAAGAAGATGGTGTTGAAATAAGTAGAACAAGAAGTCGCTACGGATTGACACCATGCACATCAGTAAAAGATGAGGACACATGGACACATACAGATACTGATATAAGTGATAAGCCTACAGAGGTTCAAACAATAGCCAATGCAGTATGGACAGATACAGTCAAAGCTAACTATAAAGCAGCTATTGAAGCACAAGAGGTATAATTAATGGCATACATAGGAGTATCTCCTTCCAACGGAGTTAGACAAAAACATACCTACACTGCCACTGCTTCACAGACAACATTCAGTGGTGCAGGGTCAGAAGGTATTTCACTAAGCTACAGAGATAGCAACTACGTTGATGTGTACAGAAATGGTGTTAAGCTAGGTGACGCAGATTACACTGCCACTAGTGGTACATCTATTGTACTAGGAGAAGGTGCTGCTGTAAGTGATATCATAGAGATTGTAACATATGATGTATTCTCTGTAGCAGATACAGTAAGCAAGGCAGATGGTGGCACGTTTGATGGTAACGTCACAATGGCAGGTACTCTTGCAGTTACAGGTGCAACTACATTATCAAGTAACCTCTCAGTAGATGGTGGCACAATCAAGCTAGATGGTAATTATTCAGTTGGTTCTGGTAACGTGGCATTAGGAAATACTGCATTAGATAGCTTAACAAGTGGCAGTAATAATACAGCAATTGGTTCTTCTGCATTGACTGCAAATACTAGTGGAGATAACATGACTGCTGTTGGTCAAAATGCAGGATTGTCACACACAACAGGAAATTCATCTACATTTATTGGCACAGACTCTGGAAAACTTACAACAACTGGAGTTGGAAACACGTTTGTTGGAGATGGCTCTGGCAGACAAAACACAACTGGAGCAAGCAATGTTGCTATGGGTCAAAGTGCTTTATTATCAAACACCACAGCATCAGAAAACACTGCTGTTGGTTATAATTCTTTGAATGACAATACTACTGGCACACCAAACACTGCTGTCGGATACAATTCACAAGCAGATAATACAACTGGGGCACATAATTCTTCACTGGGTTCTGCAACGCTTAGGCTGAATAGCACTGGTTCATATAATACAGCGGTTGGCAATCAAGCACTTCTCAACAACACTACAGCATCTTACAACACTGCTGTAGGTTATCAAGCAGGGTATAGCAATCAAACTGGGGTAGGTATTACTGCCTTTGGTGCTAGGGCTTTATATGCTACAACCGCAAGTGACAACTGTGGTATTGGTACTGACAACCCCGGCAACTATGCCGCCGCACTAGAGGCTAATACTACAGGTAGATTTAACACTGCCGTTGCAACAGGTTCTTTGGGTTCAAATAGTACTGGCTCATACAACACGGGCTTAGGTCATCAAGCACTAGCTTCAAACACCACAGCAACTTACAACACAGCAGTTGGATATCAAGCAATAAAAACAAACACCACTGGTCAATACAATGTGGCTTTGGGTGGTGATGCTTTAATCTCAAATACAACTGCATCACAGAATACAGCTATTGGAACGGCTTCACTTTATGCTAATACTACAGGTGCTAGCAATACTGCATTGGGTATGAACTCACTACGAAGCAACACCACAACATCTAGTAATACAGCAGTTGGTTATCAGTCTTTATATGCTAATACAGCTCATAACAACACAGCAGTAGGTTGGTATTCTGCAAGAAGCAACACAACAGGAACAAGTTTAACTGCTATAGGATTACAAGCACTAGACCAAAATACTACTGGAAATTACAATGTAGCAGTGGGTCAAGAAGCACTCAAGGCAAACACCACAGCAAGTAGCAACACAGCTGTGGGTTATCAATCACTTTATACAAACACTACAGGTGAAGACAATACATCTATTGGCTATCAGGCATTATTAAATTCTACTGCTGCTCAAAATACAGCTATTGGTAAAGACGCACTTAAAGCAACTACTACAGCAGGAAGCAATACAGCAGTAGGTTATCAAGCAGGTTTAAGTAATACTACTGGCTCACAAATAACTGCAATAGGATATGAATCATTACAGTTAAATACGACAGGTAGTTCCAATACAGCAGTTGGTAGACGTTCTTTACAAAACAACACTACAGCATCTAACAACACAGCAGTTGGGTTTCAAGCAGGGAAAAGTGTAACAACTGGAGCTGCAAATACGTTAGTGGGTGAAGGGGCAGGTCAAGATATAACAGATGGTGCTTATAATACTTGTCTTGGTCACCAAACTATGACACATGATAGAAATACCAATGGTAATAGAAACATTGTTATTGGTGCTTTTTCTGATACATCATCCACCAATAGTGATGACCAAATAATTTTAGGATATAATGTTATTGGAACTGGTAACAATGCTTTTACATTTGGTAAAGATGGCACAGATTCAAATATTGATTTTGGTGCAACATCAATAACAGCACCTTCAGATGAAAGATATAAAGAAGAAATAACCACATCAACAGCAGGTCTATCTTTTATAAATGATTTAAGACCAGTTACATTTAAATGGAAAAAAGAAAAAGATGTTCCATCTGACCATAGAGCATATGTTGCTAATTCTGATGAGAGAGTTATGGGTAGAGGTGATAAAGTACAACATGGCTTTATTGCACAAGAAGTTAAAGCTGTAATAGATAATCATTCTGAAATACAAAATGGTTTTAAAATGTGGTCAGAAGATGAGTCAGATGGAAGACAAAGATTAGCACCATCAGAACTTGTACCAATACTTACAAAAGCAATTCAAGAACTGTCAGCAAAGAATGACGCACTTGAAGCTCGTATAGCAACATTAGAAGGAGAATAAAATGGAAGAACTAACAACAGAAGAAATAGCACAAAACTACACAGCTATGGGTCACTCAGTAGACCTTATCAATGCTATTATTGCAGGTGATGCAATGGCAGATGATGAAGCAGAAGATAAGCAAGACTGTGTTGATAGGAACGTAGCACACTTAGAGATTATGGTGGCTAAAGACTATTGGACAGATGAAAATATGACAGCAGTTAACTCTGCAATCACAGCAGGTCAAGGTTACACTGCTTAGGAGTAATACATGACAAGAGCAAAAGACATATCCAAGATAGTCACTGATGCAGACCTCAGTGGTACTCTTGAAGTTACAAAAGGTGCTTCAGGTGCTTCTGCTAATGCTGCTGCTGATGAATTAGTCTTACAAAACAGTGGAGATGCAGGGCTATCAATACTTTCACCTAATGCAAATAATTCACAGATATTGTTAGGCTCTCCAGTAGCTAATGCAGGGGGTATCATTAGATGGACTGGTGACGACAATGCTGTAAAGATTGGAACTAATAACACTGGAAGCACATTAAGATTTCATGTTGGTGGCTTTTCTGAAGTCATAAGAATTTCTTCAGCAGGTCTTGTTGGTATTTCTACTAGCAACCCTTTATCACAATTAACAATTGGTGGTAATGCTAACACTACTGCAAAACCTACTGTGGCTATAACTGATACTACTAATGGTGCTACTATGAGTATGCGAGGTCAGTCACCTAAGATAGCTTTTGATGTTACTTCTAGTGGTGTTCCTAAAATACTAATGGATAATGCGGGACTAGAGTTTAAAACTGGAACATTGGATGCTGAAGGTGATGTTGATGTAAAAATTGATTCATCAGGCAACGTAGGTATTGGTGGTAGTCCTACTGCAAAACTTGACGTAACTGGTGCAATAGAAGCTGACGATAAAATCACTATTGCTTATGAAGCAGGAAGTAGTGATTGGGAACTTGAATCTACATCAGGTGATGACTTTACTATTTCAAGGAATGGTTCACAAAAGTTAATTATAGATGGCAGTACAAGCAACGTAGGTATTGGTACGAGTAGTCCTGCTACAACATTAGATGTGTATGGAAACATAAATTTAAGAAGTGGTTACAATTTAACTTGGGGTGGTTTTTACGGAGCAAATA